GCCTTTCTGTATCCCATATCCTTCAGCGACAGAATCTTACGCACAAACTTTTCTACATTTCCTAAATGCGTATCATAGAGTCCACGTATTTTACGATGGGCATTTGTAAGAATATTATATTGCGCATCCGTATTGGCAATACGATTTCCTGTAGCACAAAACTTACTGGCAATCGTCTTTGGCTCAATAAATCGGAGTTGTGAGAAATCGTTGGGACCCTGCGTAGTAGCTGTGGCACTTGCGATACTATTATTCAAAAACTTAGATGTTATAGAATTTAGTTCTTCTGCGGATTCGCTGGTCTTTCCGCCTTGACGATTATCATAATACAGCGATTGTAAGAGAGCATAAGGGATTGTATCCGTCATTACTCCTGCCCATACATCTGTACAAAATGTGGTCGTGATTTGTTTGCCCCTAACCGCCGTAGCCAATAAGAACGCGCGATAAAATGCCGGTGACGTAACATCCTTCGCACTTGTAGGTTGATTGTCATCTGTGTAACCGCGAATTGCCGATTTATACTTATTGAACTGAGAAAGACTTATAGGAATGGCTGGGGACGTCGCAGTAGACGCCGGTTGGACTGTCGGCGCTGTTCCTGATACCATGCTTTCCAAAGGATATCTAGGAGCGGATACTAAATAGCTATTTACTTTATTCGCAAATGATACAAATGATATACCATCGGATGAACCGTAAGCCATTCCGTCCGTATCAACTATAAATTTACCTGCCAACTGACAGACACCACCCTGACATTCACCTACTGGCACCAATGTTACAGTAAACAATTGTCTATCACCACCACGTTGTTTACGGGTTCCCTTACGTCCTCGGCGTTGCTTACGGGTTCCACCTCCTAAAATACTACCTCTATTGCTTCCTGTATTAAACGGAGCTGGGCGTCCCATAGTTGACGCTGATGCGGCGTTCCAACCCTGAGCACCAGAGCTGACCGATACGGGGCGTTGGTACTGGACTTGGGGTTGGACTTGGGGTTGGACTTGGGGTTGGACTTGGGGTTGGACTTGGGGTTGGACTTGGGGTTGGGCTATTGGCTGGTACTGAGGTTGGAATTGTCCTTGAATCTGCGCCGCCGGATTATACGGTGTAAACATAATACCTAAAACTCCCGTTGGTGAAATTTGCGCATTATATACAATACCCTTTTGTATATCAACAACTATCTGATCGCCAGGATTGAATGTATATAATGGACGCGTATCACCGTAAATCTGTTTAAATTTTCCAGCGGTTAATACACCCAAAATATCAGGAGGAATCGGACGAGAAACCAATTGTTTATTTACTAAATCTTTGTATTGTGGATTGCGTAGGGACGCCGAAGAGGATACTAGTGCAGTCTCAGGGTTTAGATCCTTCAAACGTATAAACGCAGCGTTCTGATACGCCACACTTGCCGTTAATGCAGCTACAAGTCCTGTGAATCGAACAATGAAACGTACGAATTGTAGGCAATAATCCCGCCGCTCATCGTCCGATTTCAAAACTTTTTCATAATACGATTTCGGCATAAATGATACTTTTGATATCTCACCGCGCTTTGGGTCCGGGAGTTGTAGTGTTAAAAACTCTCTATCTAGTTTCTTTTGTATAAGAGTCATTAGCGAATTACAACCTTCAGGAGAATTTAGTACCTCCGCCAAATTAAAAAGATTGTTTCCATCCACCAACATTGTTACAAGATCTGAGAGAACGGTAATGGAAAACTTCTGCCGTTGTCTCAAATCAAACACACCATAGAGATCCAGTTGGTCCTCACGTGCGCCTTCTAATCTGGAGCTTTGACCTCCCATTCTATTTAGGTAAGTTATTTACTCTTTGTATCGCCAGGAAAGAGAACGCCACGCCACGACTCAATACGCTTCAAGCACTTATGTAGCGTAGCTACCGAAATGCTACAGACTTTCGCCACCTCGGCGTTTGTCTTTTCCAAACCCATTCGCTCACACGCCAAAGCAAGGGCAGACGCCGCCAATGACGACGGTGTGGTCTCAGGGCACACACCCAGTTCGTCAATCATATTGCCAATCTTTGTCGCCGCGTCTACAATCTGATTATGTAGAAGGCGGGGCGTCTCCAATTTATAAATAGCCGGTTCCAGATAATGACGGAAATGCGTAGAGGGCGTTTCTACCTTCTTCTCCGCTAACGGCGTAGTGTGTAGATGCTCCTCCAGTAGTCCCGAAAACTGCTTAACGCCCCGCGTAATCAGTTTCGCATCAATCTGAAAGATTTCGGCAATTTCAATGGGGCGCCGCGGCGTATCGTGGCGCTTGAGACTTTCAAACAAACACGCCGCTAAAAGCGCGTCCTTCTGCTGTCCACGGCAAATACACCGAGTGCTCACCTGGGCGTATAGCTGTTTGGTCTCCTCCACGATTGCCAATGAAATACCCGCATTACTTGCGCGTACCTGAAGCATCTCAAAGATGGTCCAAAGCGTTCGCTCACGGTACGGCATAATATTCCACAGGTGATACTGACGAATGCGTCGCATTGCCTTGGAATCGCCAGGTCGGGTTAGAATTCGCGTACCCAGGGACGATTCAGGGAGTAAAGGGTTAAGGGGGTTGCCAACCCGCGTCGGGTCCGGACTACGGTCCTCGGACCCAAACCAGCGATACTCCGCCGAGCTATCCAACTGAAATCCAAAATGAGTTCCACACTTTGTACAAATAACTTCGTCATTATTTGTTTGAACCTGAATCCATAGACCGGTATCGCAATCTTCGCAGTGAAATCCGTCTATCATATCGGCAGGGACGGACGGCGCCGTTTCAGCCAGTTCCTCTACCGCTTTTGTCCAATCCATTACCTCGCCAAAAGGGTCCGCCGAACTCTCACTACTTAGCTTCACACACGACGATACGCCCGGAAATAAGAGCGATGACATCTTACAACTTATATGTTGTAGAGTGAGGGGTGATTCTGGGGGCTCATCATTTTTTATAAATTTCGGCAGAACGCAGCTGTTCGGCGGGAGCGATATAAAACCACTCCACTTGTTAAGGATGTCAGGTCTAGGCCCGTATTACAATTTTGCCGATGAGATGAAATATCCCTCGGAACTGGATATTAAACGTGACGGTAGCGTTGAACGTGGCTCTGCTCAAATTGAGCGGAATGTAGCCGGTATTCAATATTACGTAGATTCCATGGCGTACGGTCATCCTACTAAAAGTGTACCAGGCTACGGTAAGGTTAATTACATTGACCAACAGCCAATGGGTCTCCGCTACTTTTTTAATACCGGTCAGCAATGCTCCAACGGTGCCGATATGTATCAATATATGACGACTATTACCAAAGGTATGCCTATGGGTATGGGAAACGGATTAGAAAAGATGCTCGGCAATAAACTTCAGGGTCTTGCCCCAGGCGTTCTCCAAGATTCATTTGATGCGATGAATCCTATGCCAATTTTTACTGCTGCAATGGGCACTGGCTACCCTAAATGTAAATTAATGGAAGCACCCGTTGGCGATGCGAACGGGGCGCTCAAATCTCGTTTTGACAAACCGGTTTTTAATCAAAATCCTACGGGCGCTGATGACCCGCCAATAATGGTTCCCAACATATGGGTGGACCCTGCCACCGATAAAGTCTATTACAAAAATGGAAAACCGGTGCTCAATCGGTGGGTATTTGATAAATGGATTACCCAAGACGAATTTTACTGGACACAAAGTCAATTGAAGAAAATGGGGCGCTTATATCGTCCAGGTGATGTTCCCGACAAAAATACACGACCAGATCCACCGATTCCAGCACAACCGTCGGCAAATCAACAAAAAGTCTCTATTCAGGACCAGGCTACCGAAGGATTTTCGTCAAACCTGGATTCCTCACAAGTTGGAGCGGGTGTTTTATTTGTTGCGCTATTTGCCGGACTTGTTGCCTTCACCATGTCGCGTAAGTAATTTTGGTTCCCTCAAGTAAGAAGGATGAGTATTCAGGATTCATTAAGTAAATTTGCGAGTAGCGCAACCTCCGTCTTCAAACAGCCGACGGCAATAATGAATGCCTTGCCCGACACGAGCCAGTTTATTGGACCGATTTACGATTACTCAGGCGAGTTGAAGTCACCTAGTGAAATTAATATTACTCGAGGAGGCGATTTTGACCAAATCGGACGAGCCGCCGCGGGGGTTGATTACTACGCAAATGCGCTAGGCTATGGAACCTCCGTAGGTATGTCAAAAAATGTAGATGGTATGCAACAGTCTCCTATGGGTCTTAACTTCTTTATTAAAGTAGCGGATGCTAAATACGGCGCTGCGTGTAGCAACGGTGCGAGTATGTACGAATATGTGAGCACAATCCCCGTGGGTATTCCTGGTCCGCTTGGCGACGAATTAGCGAAAGAGATGAGAGGCATTCGTCTACAAGGTCTCGCCCCAGGAATTATTAACGATGCCGGTGCCGCTCTTAACCCTGTTCCTTTCTTTTCGGCAGCCATCGGCTCAGGATTCCCCCAATGTAAACAAATGACCGCCCCCGTTGGCGATGCCACGGGGCGCCTTCGTTCCAAAAATAAGAATGTGACCCGTCCGTGGATTGATCCTAAAACCGAAAAATTAACCAGAAAAGATGGAAAATACTATGCCACACACTGGGTCTTTGATAAATGGATTTCCGCCGAAGATTACAATAAAACGAAAAAGGTGTATCCGATAAAAGATAAAAAGGGAAAAGTGATTGAAGATTTCACCTCACCCGTCGGCGGGTCGCAAGTCGCCGCCGGTGTCCTTTTTGCCGCCCTTTTTCTCGGACTTGTAGCCTTTACCGCCGGACGAAAATAAGCATCCCAAGTAAGGAGTCTTCATATGGAGTCTATTTTGGGACCGACCTACGATTATTCGGCAGAAATACCGACGCCTAAAAAGGTTGGTGCCGTCCTTGGCGATGGTTCATTGGACGGCATTATGGGTGCTGCTGCTGCTGTAGACTACTATGCAGGTACAGTAGCTTTTGGAGAATCTATTAATGAAGCTACCGCCCGTGGTTATAATCAGCAACCTCTCGGACTTCGGTTTTTCTTGGATACTGGTGTAAAGTGTTCAAACAAACAGAATATGTATCAATATATCAACACGATTCCTCCTGGATTCTCAGGCCATTTCGGAGACGAAATGGTGAAATTTTTCACTGTAAATGTTCGTGGATTAGCACCCGGTATATTTCACGATGCGGGAAAAGCTATGGACGTTACTCCAATGTTCAATACAATGATGAACAGTGGACTCGCTAAATGTCGTAAAGTGAGTCTGCCGGTCGGTGACCTAAATGGTAATATTCAGAGTCCGAAAACCGGTAAATGGTGGATTGACCCGTCCAAAGAAAAACTTACATATATTGGCGGAAAACCACACGCCAGTCACTGGATTTTTGATTCGTGGATCACACAAAACCAATACGATGCGGACCAAAAAGCCGCCGGTCCAGTAGAAGGATTTCTGAGTGGTGAAAAGGGCTCCAAGATTCTTGCCGGTGTGCTTTTCGCCGCCCTTTTCGCCGGACTTGTTGTGTTTACTTCCCGTAAATAATACGTCCTAATAGGTAGATGTCCGCCAACGACGTCCATTTCTTTTTCAAGATGCGCGAACAAATCAAGCTTTACCACTGGCAGACTATGAGTTACAGTCGGCATAAGGCAACCGACGAAGTATTAGAAAAGTTGGACGAGCATATTGATCGCTATGTTGAGGTATATATGGGAAAGTATGGACGTCCCCGACTAGGCGCGTCAACAAATACAACCAAGATTTCTAATTTGTCAGAGACCTCAGCCGTCCGTTTTATCAAGGCGTGTATTGGATATCTCCTGACGGATTTGTTGCCAAACGCTGAGCGTCGCCCTGCTGATACGGATCTTGCAAATATTCGCGACGAAATGCTTGCCGAACTCAATCAGCTCCTTTACCTTTTCACTCTCCATTAGGTGCCTGGATTTCAAACAAAATTGAAATAATTTGTTAAACTTATAATATAAGCATAACAAATGGGACAGTACTACTACGCGGTCATTTTGGACGCCAACGGATGGATTCGTGCGTGGATGGCGCCTGGATTCGGTGCGAAACTGATGGAACACTCGTATTTGGGCACCATTGGTGTCGGCACATTTGAGTGGGAGCTCACGCCTGAGGGTCGGCACCATATGTCTCGAGTTGCCTGGTGCGGTGATTACGCCGACGCGGAGCCAGGGCTCGGCAAAAATCTACATTTGATTTGTAACGAACGTAACGATTTGATTCTTGTGCCTACTGCCGCCACGCTGGGCGAACATCCGTTTCTAGTCAATCATACAAAGCGGCAGTTTGTAGACAAGAATAAAGTTCCAAAGGGGCTGGGAGGATTCCAAATCCATCCATTGCCGCTTTTGACTTGCGAAGGGAACGGACGGGGCGGAGGGGACTTTTACGGCGAATCGCCGCTGATTGGGTCCTGGGCACGGGATGTTATTTCGGTGGAAAAGACCGCCCCTGACGGATTTACCGAATTGGCGTTTGACCTGGTGGCAACGGATTAGTGTTTGTCAAAAAACCCGACCACCACAACAGGAATGGGATCATGGCAATCAAATACCTCATGGTGCTGGAGTCCTCGTGTGCGGTGTCCTGAACATACGCCGCCTGTCAAGAAGAAGAGTTTTGTAGAACTTATGGAAGAGGAACTTGATAAGAAATGGTGGAAGGAAAATCGGTGGAGGTTTATAGAAGGTAAAGTGTACGATCACACGGATAATGATTGGAGTACTTAGTCCCTGAAAAATTGAAATCAAA